GCCGACACTGCTTACTTGTTGCATGGCGCGACCCGAAGTAAAGTCGTCAGGGAAGCCGCCAGCGGTGAGCTTAGGCTGTTGCACCTGCTGCGTAACGGTGAGCGCACTGCTGTTAATGAGGTCCAAAACACCGTCACGCAAAACACCGTCAGAGCGTGGCGGGTCGTCGGCGCTGGTGATGCCGCTGTTGTCGTAAGCAATCTTGTATCGCTCCACAGTGGTCTCGCGGCGGTTCATGTTCGTGCTCATCTCAAACGGCACATAAAATTCACTGTCGTCCACCAACGTCATGTACATCTCTACGATGTCGGTAAGCGTACCGCGGTGAATCTTCGTAGCGTACTTCTGTCGGCTTAATGCTTCTTCGACGCCTAAGCGGTGAATGGGTAACGGTCCAGCTGTCTGACTGCTCTTCCAATCGTTCTCAACTAGTGGCACAATGTGCCTGAGCTTGCCCTGGGCGCTGTAGCTGACGTTATCCCCGAACAGGATTTCGCCTTGATCGACCACTACCACGTTGTCGCTGGTGTGCGTAGCGCGGTAGGTGATAAGGTCGCCATTGGTACCGGTGCCGTCAACTATCTCAACGCCGAAGTCGATGAAGAAATCTTCGCTGGTGTAGCTGCTGGTGACGTTCACCGCGGGAGCTTCCTCGTTAAAGAACTTAACTACAGCTGTACAGTCCAAGCCCACTAGCTCGGCTGGAAGCTCGTCAGTCACGAAGCTGTAGCTCGTATTGATGTTGGCACCATTGGAGCGGTCGAAGCTGGATACGTCGATAACGTAGCGGTCTGAGCTGTCGGTTGTCCAGATCTCGGGTTGGTAGTATCGGTTGCCGACCTTAATCATTAGCTCGACCTCGATATGTACGCGCGATTCAGGCAAACCAAAATCAAAGGTGGCATCGGGTGAAACTTGAAACTCCACAAAGCCACTGATGCGAAACTTTGTGCCTACCTCGTAGGTGCGATCTAGGTCGGCAAGGGTGATATTCTGCCCGCTGGTAACTACCGTGTCGTCATTGCCGCGCACCACATACATGTTGCCGCTGTAACGCCTGGTGCGCTCGACGCTCTTAACTGGTGGCAGGTGCGTAAACACGTGCCCGCTCAGTTTTTCGTAGTCGGTGCCGGCTATGCGCTTAACCTTGCCCGCGAAGTCTAAGATGTCAGAGACTGTCCAGGCAATATTGTCAGCGTCCTTGTCATACTGCTTTATGACTGATTGAATGCCTTCGTTATCGCTAACGCGCTTATGTACGTTCAGCGGCCAAAAGTAAAAGACGCCTTCAGCCAAAAACACGCGAGCGTTAAAGCAAGAAGCTAGGCTGCTTAAGATGTCGTAACAGCTATACGCTTCGCTCGTGCCGTCGTCCAGCACCTTCACAGGCGTTTGCGCTATGATTTCCCCAAGCGGGTCGGTGTCATCTTCAGAGCTGTGTAGCTCAGTGTCATTGATGTACCGAATAATCGGCTCGCCGTCTGCCCAGCGCGAGTATGTACGCAGCCCGCCCAAGCAACGCACCAGCTGTTTAATTACTTGCAAGCCTGAGCCGCCGACGTCGCCTAGATCTAAGCTAAAGTCAACGTCCTTCAGGTTGCCCAAGTCGTCGCTCGCTGTCAATTGTACAGCTGTCGGGAACGGCTCGTCATTGCGTTCCACTTGGTCAGCCAATACGACGCCGCGCCAGTACAACTCGTTATCGCCGTCGGGATCGCGGTACACTTCCACCAGCAAGCGGCCTTCAGGGAAGCTGTACAGCAGGTCCAGCGTTTGGGTGTGGTCGGCGTTCTCCTCGTACAACGTAAACGTTAACGAGCTTGGTATGATAGGTTGGTGCTGTTGCTCATTGTTGCCGCTATAGCTAAGTATGAACCCTTCGCTTCCTAGCTTGAAACTCTCGGCATTAGCTGGGTTCCATACCGCGTTGGTATCGTAAATGCTTACGCGCCAATCGTCGCCGTAGTGGTCGCGAAACTCGCTGTAAAGTCTTTCGCCTGCCATCAGAAACCTCTCACGCGGTTACGGTCAAAGCCTGCCCGCTCGCTGCTTATCAATATATCGCGGCCATCCAGTCGGCCAGTAACGGTGACGTTGCCGCCGCCCATCATCTGTTGCAGTTTGTCCAATGGCGCTACTACTTCGGGGTTGGCCAAGCTGGTGCCTGGTCCCTCGCCGACCATGGCCAAACTAGCGCCGGTAAAAAGGCCACCTTCGGCCATCTGTGGTATGCCAAAACCAGCCATCATAAACTTACCGAAACTACCGAACCCAGCTTTTGCCATGACCGTCGGTCCCATAATGAGAGACATAGCGGCAAAAGCAGCGGCCAAAGCAATAGCCTTTTGGAGTAAATCGGTTAGCATTTTCTTCAAGTACACGTGGAAGCCTTGACTTTTGTCTCTAATGTTGTCAAACGCCGCACCGACTAAGCCCGAAGCCGTATTGAAGGCGCTGCCCATGTGCTGCGCAGCATTGTTGATGTTCGTAATGAGCTTGGTCCCCTCTTTTATTCTGTCTGTAATGTCCTCGTCAAGCAATTCCTCCTCTTCCATGGCCACTTCTTTGATAGTGCCAGTAAATGCAACTAACCTTTCTCTTAGTGCTTCTTGTGCTTCTTTCTCGTCCTCGATTGTTCCTACATAAGTCCTGGTCGCATCTGCTAATCGCTCCTTTTCCTCGCGTAATGCTGCAGCTTTTTCTAGCTGTCGTATGAATGCTTCCTTGCTAAGTTCATTTGCTTTGGCGCTGTCTTCTGTGGCATCCGTTTCTTCCTTAACCACATGAACAAGGGCATGAAATTCGCTGCGCAACTCGCCCAACCCTAGCCTAAACCGCGCTGTGGCTTCAGCGTTTATGTCGGTGATTTTGCCTTGCCTATACATCTGCTGTGCAGTCTTTAAAGACTCACTTCGCAGGGCGCTCAAACGCTTCTTTAGCTCACCATTGGCCTTTCCCAAGTCAATGACGTCATCTGTATCTAAACGCTCGAATACGCTGTCGATGACTGCCACGCTACGCGCCGCTTCTTGACTGCCCTTCTCTATGTTTCCATACAACTCTTGAACAGTCTTGTCCAAACCTTCCAAGCGCTTGCGCGAACGCTTCTCTGCGCTGGCCATGATGGCAAAAGCCCCAGCAAGTGTGACGCCGATGGCAGTTACGAGTAATCCAATAGGACCAAGCGCGGCTGTAACACTAATGCCCATAGCCGTAGTGACGGCAGCAAACGACGTCATTAAGGAACTTGCTGCGATGAGCGCAGGACCAAGGGCCGCAGCACCCATGCCAATAACTAGAATAAGGTTTTTTGTCTCTTGACTAAGGCCCGCAAAGCCTTGCGCCAAACTGGTCACGCGATCAATAATTTTGCTGATTGTGGGCATCAGCCCCTTCGCTAGTTCAGCGCCCGCCTGTTTTAAATTGTCCAGTGCTGTGCTGAACTTACCCGCAGCCGTTTGGCTTAGGCGTTCCATGGCGCCAGCTGCAAAGCCGCCCTCTTGGGAAAAACTTTCCAGAACGGCATTGAATTCTGAAACGCTGACAGCACCAGCACCGAGAGAATCGGCGGGCAGACCTGTTGCCTCAGCCAATGCCTCGAAGATTGGTATGCCGCGCTCTGCAAGCTGGTTTAGGTTCTCCAACTCTACTTTGCCCTTGGCATTGACCTTTGCAAAGATGGCCGCAATTTCCTCAATGCTTACCCCGCTGGTCGCTGCTATGTCACCAAGGAACTGCAGTTGTTGATTGACATCTTCAACACCGCTGCCGCTTGCAATGAGCTGCCGTGCTGCCTTTGCTACGCCTTCAATTTGAAATGGTGTCTGCGCCGTAAACTCGTTCAGATTGGCCATCATGTCGGCGGCTTGCTGCGCGCCACCGGTCAAGCTGATGAAGCTCGTTTCCATTGATTCCAGCTGCGCAGCACTCTTAACAGCAGCGGCACCAATACCGACAAGTGGCACGGTCAGGGCCGCTGTCATGCCACGACCCACGCCGCTGACCATGCTTTGGATCTCGCCAAAGTTGCGCTTAAAGTTGGCCTGTGTGCGCCGCAGGTCGGCGTTGAGTTTGGTTAAGCCCTTCTTACTTAGGCCGATTGTAACCTTTAGGTCCTTAAGTCTTGCCATGGCTTATGCCCTTCAATGCGTTTTTGAGTAACCGGTTGTCGGCTTTGCTCTTTGGTTTCTTCTCCCACGGGAAGATAGCAAGGTCGGTTGGCTTTATGCGTTGGCCCTTCTTGGCGTGTGGCG